CTGGGGCGTGGATGCGCCCGCTGTCCTCTACATGAAAGACTGTGGTCACACGGTGTATCGCGCCAAGGGTGGCCGTGGATTCCTGATCAATGATGCGCCAGCCTCCACCCTGGATCTCTGGTCTCGCGCGAATGCAGAGGCGACCCGTCGCGGCCACCCGAAACTGGTTCGGCCAAAGGGGGGCAAAAAATGACCCCGCTCAGCAAGCCCTCAGCGGCCTCTAAGGACCGCGTCAACGCCCAGCGCAAAGGCCTGTATGGCAAGATCAAGATTGCCTGTAAGCAATTGAGTATTGTCGATGAGGACTATCGCGCCCTGCTGGCGACGCGCTATGCCGGCAAGACGTCTTCGACCAAGCTGTCTCTGGCCGAGCTGGAGGATCTGATCGGGTATTTCAAAGCCCAGGGCTGGACGCCGACGAAAAGCCGTGCCCCGGCCCGCGCGGGATCCCGCAAGCTGGCCGATGGCGTCGAGGCGGCGAAGGCGCGGGCGTTGTGGATCTCTCTTTACCATCTCGGTGTCGTGCGCAACCCGGCTGAAGCCGCCCTGGCTGATTTTGTCAAACGGCAGACCGGCGTTCGCGCGCTGGAATGGGTCCGCGATTGGGAGCCGGTGATTGAGGCCCTGAAGAAAATGGCTGAGCGTGAGGTCGATGTCGACTGGTCGGAATATCGGGTGATCAAATCTGGTGCGGTGGTGAAGGAATATCATCCACGCCGTCGTGTCATTGAGGCGCAGTGGCGAATTCTGGTCGCCGCTGGTGTCGTAAGCCCGGATAAGGAGACGGTCTTTGCGTGCAGGTTCCTTGGCTTAGACTCAATTCAGTCTCTGTTTGCATTCTCAGACATACAACTCGACCAGGTCATTGAAGAATTGGGCAGCCGGGTCCGTGCTGCGCGGAGGGTCGCGTCATGACCGATCTGGAGCGGATCCTCGCGCGCAACAGCATTCATCGTCACCTGGTCGAGCGGTTGGTGCAGCGCAAGGTCGCCGTTGACTACACGGTGTTGCACGCCCTGGAGCAGCGCCTGGAGGCGATGACACCGACCTTTGTTCAGCCCGGCCAGACCCGCTATCGCCTGAACGTCCACCTGTCCGAAGCACAGCGCTATCGCGTGGTCTATGACACGCAATATCAGTGCCTGCTGACCATCTGGGCCCGCCGCCCCCGCGCCAGGAGAGCCGCATGACATTGCCAACATTCGATACCGGCCTGGAGTCGATTCCAAACGAGGCGCTGCAGACGCTGGGCATGCTGATCGCGAAACATGAGCGCTTGGTCAAAGCCAAAAAGTTTAGCGAGGCACTCAATGTCGAAGACGAGATTGAGATCCTCGCCAAGGAATATGGCCTGAAGGTCACCTTGAATCTCGAACCAATCCAGCGCCGCTGGAAATATGCGGGGGACGCACTGTGACAACAGATGACTTAAAGGCAAAGATTCGGAAGTTGCTGGATCGAACGGTTGATCGCGGCTGCACAGAGGCCGAAGCAGAGGCCGCGATGGATGCGGCCGCCCGGTTGATGCGCGAACATGGGTTAGCTGAAGAGGATATCCATTACACATTGGCGTGGACGCACCGCTCAGCACCTAAAGGGGCGACACCGCGTGACTGGTTTATCTCCGCGATTGCTCGTGGACTGGGATGTGCCGTGTATCGGGAATCAGGATCGGTGGAAGGCGTGTTCAAGTTCTATGGCTTGGATCCGTACCCACATGTAGCCGCTTACATGGCCGACCGTTGTCTCTCGGCCATTGATACAGAGCTCCGGCAATTTCGAAAGACCACATATTACAAACGGAAACGGACAAAGAAGGCAAAGACGGCAGCCGGAAAAGCTTTCATTGAGGGCATGTGCCTCCGACTTTCTGAAAAAGTGACAGAGAAATTCGATCCAGAAAGCCAAATTGAGGCCTGTGCGAAAGCTGAAGCATTGATGGCTAAGCAAGTGCCATCGCTCACGCCAGGACAATCAGCAAAAAGAAGTAGTGACTATGCAACACAGGCCTATGGGCGGATGGCAGCTGGTCAATACGAACTGCATGATGGCGTTTCTGGTCGTGAGACACAGCCCAAACTATTGGGGAGCCACTAACCATGGTCGCCTATAGCTTCAAATCCGCATTCATTCCTGACATCCAGGCGTGGTTGAAAATGCAGACGGTGCGAGGCAATCGCATCCGCCGTCATGCGCGGCCGGGTGAGCCGGTACAACTCTACACCGCCATGCGCACCCGCCATTGCCGCAAGATACTGGATCCCGATCCTGTCTGCAGCCGCGTCGAAGAGATCGACATCGATGTCGGCCGTGTTGGCCTTGACCTGATGCTGAATGGGATCCCGCTGGATGAACAGCAGGCGACTGATTTCGCGATCGCCGATGGGTTCCGCATCAAACAACCGGACATGCTGCGCTCATTAACCCCGCTGAAATACATGCGGCGGTTCTGGGTGATGACCCATGGATACGGCCTGTTCGAGGGTGTCGTCATCCACTGGCAGCGTCCCGATGCACCGCCTCCGCTGGCCCTGGCCCCTGAAGAAACCAAAGGTGCACCTGTCCGCACTCTTCAGGTCACCGATGCTGGCGAAGGGTGCGTCTACATGACCTGCACAGCGTGCGGCCATGAAACCGGCTGGATTAAGGCACAGCCGCATCTGAAAGACAGACACGGGCGCGTCTGCCCGAAATGCAAAGGAGTAAGTGATGACTGATCTCAAAACTTTTGAGCACCCACCGCTAACGGCCGAACAGAAAAATAGGATCGCCGAGGACTTCATGTCACGGATCAGCCGCGAAGCATTCCCTGGTGATGTTGCCTGTTCGGACTGTGTGACTGATATCTTTCTGATGATGCTGAGCAAGTATCGGTTTCAAGTTTTGCAGATGCAAGGACCGCTAACCAAGACACGGATCAATGCGGAAGTTGCTCACACGGTACTCAATTATCAAATGATGTTCCTGGCAGCCACTGAGTCGCAGATCGAAAAAGCACCACATCTCAGCCAGGTGAATTGATCCGATGGTGCGGGGCCGCCCAAATCTAGAACCGGGACGTGAGCTGATCCCAGCGTGCGCGATAGCGCTTGGGCGCGAAGATTGGTTTGTCGTCAAGGGTGACGGTCACGATATCCGGGGCCGGATTATCATCGGTCGATGGAGCGAACGCACAGTAAGCCTTTGTGCGCAAAGGAACCCCCATGCGGTTCTGTGCTTCAAAGGTGACGGAAATACTCTCCAACGTGCTGCCAGCGCCATAGTGCTGGGTTTCGATCTGGCGATAGGTGGCGGGGGCTTTCAGGTTGTCCTGGATGATCCCCTCACAGGCCAGAACCGTGTCGGGCCTGCTGTCGCGCAGCATCCAAATCGCCACCACCGCCAAAACAGCAATCAGCATGAAACCTTTCAGAACCCGATGTCCCGCTCTTCTGGTTTCCGCTCTGTAAGCCTCGATTCCCGTGGTCATAAGTGCCTCCTGAGAGGTAGTTTAGCGCCGAATGGGGATCCCGCCAAGACGCCGGTGGTGCGGTTATGACCGGCAACCGTCCGATACCGGCTGGATTCCGCGTACTGGCTGATGCAGCGGGTGAAGACGCTGCCATCACGATCTGCCTAGCCTATGGCGGAACCCGCCTGTATGTACCCTATAGCGCTGTGGGGACCAAGCTTGAGGACTTGATCGGGCTTGAGGCCGCGCGAAAGATAGTAGACGTGGCAGCAGGTAATGCGCTAGAGATTCCCCTCTCGGCGCGCGTCCTCTCCAACGCCCTGGCGCAACGCGGCTGGAGCCAAGAGCGCCGCGCCCGTGTTTTGTGTCGCGCCAGACGCACCATTCAGCGCTGGGACAATGACACGGTGCCAAGCTTTCCCCTCTTTGATCTGATCGATTGACCTTGCTGGCGACAGGTGTCGCCATGCCGATTGCCATCAAACCACGCGACACTGTCCGGGAAGTCGGAGGCCCTGCCTCCGATGCGTCATTTTCGGACAGTGGGGCAATCATGGCTGATGACACGTTTATCCAAGTTTTGCTGAGTGAGCTGCAGGTTGACGAGGGCGTTCGCCTGACGGTCTATGATGACGCGACCGGCAAGCCGCTGCGGCAGGGCGATACCATCATCGGTATCCCAACCATCGCGATTGGCCGCAACCTCCAGGATCGCGGCATCTCTCAAGAGATCAGCCTTATGCTGGCCCGCGAAGATGTTGATGGCGCGGTGTTGGACCTCAATCGGAATGTCCCGTGGTGGATTGACCTGTCCTTCAATCGACGCCTGGCCTTGGTCAATATGTGTTTCAACATGGGCTGGCCGCGTCTGTCCAAATTCAAGAAAATGTGGGCGGCGTTGGAAGAGGCGCATGGCTTTGAGTTTTCGGGACTCGAACCGCAGGCAAAGGCAGCCTATGGCCGTGCAGCCGATGAAGCGCTCGACTCGAAATGGGCGCGCGAAGACGTCCAGAAGGATCGTTCCGAACGCCTTGCCAAATACATTCGGGAGGGCTGATTCATGGATCCAATCACTGCCGGATTTGCCATTGCAAAATTCGCATTGCCAGCACTTGGCAAGTGGATTTTCGGGGATGATGGCGAGGCTGTTGCGAATGAGGTTGTGGATGTCGCCCAGAAGGTGACCGGTGCGAAAGACCCGCAACAAGCGCTCACAATGCTTCAGCAGAACCCGGAGATGGTTCTCGAGTTTCAGCGCCAGGCGCAACAGATCCAAATCAAGTTGATTGAAGCGGAAACAGAGCAGCTTCGCCAAGTCAATGAGACGATGCGCGCCGAATATACCTCCGATGACAAATACGTCAAACGGTGGCGGCCGACCTTTGGCTATGTGATGGCCTTCACCTGGGCGGTGCAGATCTGCGGCACAGTCGGCGGTATTTTGTATGCGATTATGGCGCAGCCATCCAATGCCGGTGAAATCCTGACAGCTGTGGGTCAGGTCAACGCCGCCATGGTCACGATGTGGGCAGTGGGCCTGTCGGTGATTGGCGTGTCCGTCTGGAAGCGCAGCGACGATAAAAAGCTTGCGGCCGGTCAATCTTCGGGGCTCGGCATTGTTGAAGCAATCGCATCGCGTATAGCCGTCCCGGGCAAGAGCTGACCATGGCCGATCAGATCGACGAGGCGAACGACCTGGCACAGCGCCACCTGGATAAATCGCTGGCGGCCCATCGGCAGAATGCGGATTGGGTGCCGCGCCTGGCAGGGCTTGCGACACCACTGGCTGGCGCGGATATGGCCGCGCGAGAGAAGGTACTGGCCCAGGCGGGCCTGTGTCGGGCCTGTGGCGAGGAAATTGGCGAGGCGCGCTTGGCGGCGCTGCCCAAGACCCCTTACTGTATCGACTGTGCAAGAGAGAGCGAGGGGCACCGTGATCAATTATGACCTTCTGAAAGCGATCGCAGATTTCGGGTCTCTGCTGCTGTCTGGAATCGCACTGCTGGTGTCGCTGTTCATCTATTTTTCAAATCGAGGTCGCGCAACCCGCAAGGAAACAGACGAGCGGATTTCCGCCGTGGAGGACGAAATCAAAGATGAATTCAAGGTCGTTGATCAACGTCTGAACTCGCTGGACATACGGGTCAACCAGGCGTCGGAGAGAATCGAACACTTGCCAGGTCATGACGAGATGAACCGCGTGCACGACCGTGTATCCGAGGTCAAGAACAGCGTCAGTCAGATCAGCCAGAATGTAGCAGGGATATCTGCGAGCATGGATGGCATCAAGATGGGCATCGGGACGTTACAGACCACTGTCCAGCAATTGGTCGATAATGAACTGGCCGAGGCACGCGCCGCCAAAGAAGGAAACTCAAAGCGATGAGCCTTGCTGAAATCAGAAACCAACATGCCCGTGGTGCAATCTTGGGCTTGCTGAAGGATGGCACGAACACCAATGACAGCGTCCTGCATGATGGATTGACGATGCTTGAGGGCGTCAATGTCAGTCGGGATCAAGTGCGCGCTGCGCTGCGTTGGCTTGCTGAGCAGGAGTTGATAACGCTCGAGAAGGTCGGGTTGTTTCTGGTCGCCCGCATTGCCGAACGCGGTGATGATTTTAACTCCGGTCGGATCGTGGTCGACGGCATCAAGCGGCGGTTGTGATCATGGCGCGCCCTTCGAAGATCGACCGTTTGCCCCTCCAGATCCGCGATAAGGTCCGAACCCTGCGTGAAGCGGGGCGCACGATAGACGAGATATACGAAAAGCTGGGTGAGCTCGACGTCGATGTCTCGCGCAGTAGCGTCGGCCGCCATATCCAGAACCTGGACAAGATACTGGAGATGACGCGGGAAAGCCGGAAAGCGGCCGAAATGATCTGTGAGCGGATTGGCGAAAATCCGGACAACCGGGTGGCACGGGCCAATATCGAGATCCTCCACGCCCAAATCATGCGCCTGAATACCGCGACAGAAACCGGCGAAGCCGTGCGGTTCGATCCGCAGGAGGTGTACTTCCTCTCAAAAGCCCTGCACTCGCTGACATCCGCATCGAAAGTCGACCTGGATCGCGACA